GGAGATTGAGCATATAGGACAAGTGGAGAGCGAAGAAACAATTAAAGGTGCCTATGACTTTTATGAGTCATGCAAAAAAGGTGCCGTTCGAGTCAACCACGGTAAAGAAGAACAAGTAGCAAAAACTCCATTTTAATATGGACCTACTTGACAACACCCTGGAAGAGTTTATAGAACTCTTCCAGGGCTCTACTACATATTTTGGTGTATCCAAACCCTCGGGTAAGAAAAACTCTAAAGGTAAGGCAGAATACAAACATTGGGTTGAACCTTCTCCAATGACTAAGGATCATTGGTTGCAACATTTAAAAGGAGAAGCTTATTATGGGTCTGTCCCTATCAGAGATGATAATACATGTAGTTGGGGGGTCATCGATGTTGATCGCTACAATATACAACATCAAGAAGTTATACAAATTATACGGAAAAGAAAATACCCACTCGTCCCGTTCAGATCAAAATCCAACGGACTCCATTTAATTTTATTTATTGAAGGTGTAGTTCCTGCATCTGCGATGCGTAAAAAATTGATTGAGTTAGCTTCTGACTTAGGTATCAATGATACAACTACAGATATTTTTCCTGCACAAGATGAAGTAGATTTAACACCAGAAAATTGGGATGAAAAAAGAAAAGGTAATTTCGTAAACTTACCATATCAAAAAGCACACATGACAACTAGAGTTGCAATGGATGATCAATGCAATTCAATTAACGTAAAAGATTTATATAAGTTTGTACTAAAATTTAGATTAAAACCTGCTGAGTTCAAAAAATTAAAAATATTTCAAGATGATGAAACAAAAGACTACCCACCTTGTGTAGTAAATTTTATGAAAAATAAAGTTAAGAAAGGCGAAGGTCGTAATGATGCTATGTTTAATGTAGCTGTGCTTGCAAAAAAAATTAATCCAGACCCTGTTATGTACGAAGATTGGACAAGAGATATGATGGGCAAAGTCTGTGAGGAAAGATTACATCCAAAAGAATTAGAAAACATTTTTAAAGGTGTTGAAAACAAAGAGTATGCCTACAAATGTAAAACATCGATTGCTAGAATGCATTGTGTATCAGGTGAATGCGTTAAGAGAAAGTTAGGTATTGGTGCAAACGAAGCTTTGCCTGAAGTAGGCAAACTAATAAAAGTAAATTCTTATCCAGAACCATATTGGATTTTACCCATTCAAGGTAAATCTATAAGACTCTCTACAAAACAATTATACCAACAGCAGTTGTTAGGTGAACAACTTTTAAATTACGATATTGTTTGGAGACCACTAAAGCCAACTAAGAGAGATCCAGATCCTTATAGAGATTGGCTTGATGAATTAATATCTAATAAACAAGACATGGAGGGTTTTGATTCGGTTGAAGAATTAGGAGATGTATTTAATTCTAGAATGTCACGATTCTTAGAAGATGTCGAAGATACTACTGAATTTGATCAAATAGATTCAGGAAATATATGGTTAGACGAAATAGAGATGAGATTTAAACTAGAAACCTTTAAATCATTTATGAAAAAGATGGGTTATAATTGGAATGAAAAAGAATGTACAAAATTTTTAGAAACAGGAGGTGCAAAACCTAAGTCTAAGTTTAAGGGTATACAAACTAGACATTGGATAGTAGCATTACCAAAACAGAGTGAACACAAAAATAAAAATGTCAAATTTGTTAAAGCAAAGGCTGCGTGGGAAGACAATTAAAATCTTTGGACCACCAGGAACAGGAAAGACTGAAAATCTTCTCAAGAGAGTTGAGCGCTATCTCAAGAAGGGATACTCTCCAGATGAAATCTGTTACATATCATTTACCAACAAAGCAGTTAATGAGTGTGTCTCGAGGGTCAGGAAAAGGTTTAAAGGTTATGACGAAGATGATTTTAGATATTTTAGAACCTTACATTCTTTGGCGAGACAACAGTTTGCTGAGATTCCCGTTTTAGATCCGAAAGCAGATATGCTTATGTTTCACACACAATATGGAACAATCAAAGTAAATTATAAAGAAGGACATGATGAACAAAAGGTTTTTAATAATTGGTCTTTACAAATTTATGATCGAGCAAGAAATATGAAAGTAGATCCAGTTTGGCTTTACAAACAACAAACTAGAAAAGCTGTAAGGTTGCAGCAATTTAAATCAATTATTGCAGGATACGAACAGTTTAAAACAATGGAAACTGAAAATGGTCAACGGACACCGGACAGGTTAGATTTTACCGACATGGTACAGAAGTTTATAGATGAAGGAGTATCAATACCTTTTAAAGTTTTAATGGTAGATGAAGCACAAGATCTGACTCCCCTGCAGTGGGATTTAGTTGTAAAATTAGCAAAAGCAGTAGATAGAATTTATATAGCAGGTGATGATGATCAGGCGATTTATGAATGGAACGGAGCTGAAGTAGAATTTTTTCAAAACTTTCCTGGTAGATCTTTAGTTTTAAAAAAATCTGTAAGATTGAATAAGAATATTCATTACTTCTCATCTTGTTTATTGCATTCTATGGGTGAAAATAGGATAAAAAAAGAATTTTATTCTAATGGTAAGGAGGGTGTAATCTATCGTTGGAACGGATTAAAAAAAGTGCCCTGGGATCTAGAAGGTGATTGGATGATTCTTGCAAGAATAAATGATGTAAAGAGAGAACTCCAGGAGGAGGCAAAAAATTTAGGTTTATATTATCAGGACCAAAAGAATAATAAATCATTTGACCCAAATCAGTTTGCAGCAATTGAGTATTGGAAAAAAATTTGTCAAGGTGGTTCCATCACTAGAGAAGAAGCGTGTACAATGTATGAATTTTTATTAAACATAGACCACGGCTACCGGTCATCGGACAGTAAAAAATGGTCTTTTGCTCACTCAAATCAAGTATTTAATTTTGATGAATTACATCTCAGATGTGGTATGAGAGATGAAAAAGCTTCTTGGGAGGAGGCTTTTAAAAGAAAATTTAAGGACAAAGACAAACAGTATTTTAAAAAACTTATGAACGAAGGTGTAGATTTATCACAACCACCTAAAATAATAATAGACACTATTCATCAAGTAAAAGGTGGTGAGGCTGATAATGTTATATTAGCCAGTAAATGTAATTTTCCATCTCACTATGATAAAAAGAATTTATCTGAAAAGATAAAAGAACTCCGAGTATGGTACACGGGAGCAACTAGATCAAAACAAACTTTGCACTTGCTTGGAACTAATCATCAATATAATTTTCCATTAGGAAAATATTTTAAATTATACGAGGCAAATTATGTTTAGAAAAATAATATTGGATGCGCTTGAAGATCGATACACTGCTCAAATATCAGAGGCAGAAGCTACAATTAAAATATATTTAGAAAAGCCAGTCGGTATAGGGGAACATCCACAACACATAGACGAAATTGATAAACTTATAGAAAAAATATCAACTGCAGAAGAAAAACTAGGAATATTAAGAGGGTTTAAACTATGACACATAAAGATTTATTTAAACCGATTACTTATGATTCTTTAGAAAAACAAGTAGGCGGGAATCATTACTCTAAAATGAAGATTCAGCCAGCACATTTTATAAATGAAAACAATTTGGAGTTTGCTGAGGGAAATGCAATCAAATACATTTGCAGGCATAAATTAAAAGGTAAAGCTAAAGATATAGAAAAAGCAATACACTATTTAGAAATGATATTAGAAAGAGATTACTCGTGATGGAATGGATATTCTCTATCTCCTTGATAATGATAATATTTGGTGTAGTTTGTATATTATTACATTTTTGGAACAATGAAGATAAATGATACGAATAATTATTATGCTTGGTATTGTTATGACCCTGAGCTCGTGCGTAAAAGATTACGATTTAAACCCAGCTGCAACTATCGTAAGATTTTTAATAAATGAATCATCAAATTAATTTTTTATAAAATGACTCACCAACTTAATTTTATATATAACGATTCAGATTGGGTGTGTCCTAGTGAGTATCCTGATCTAAGGCATGCAAAAGAAATTGCCATCGACTTAGAAACAAAAGATACAAATATTAAAAGTAAAGGATCTGGTTGGGCAACTTTTGATGGAGCCATAGTAGGTTTTGCAGTGGCTGCACTTGGTCAACAATGGTATTTCCCGATTCAACATGATGCAGGAGGCAACATGGATTTAGGAATTACAACTGCTTGGATGCAAAGTATTTTAAGGACTCCAGCAACAAAAATATTTCATAATGCAAGTTACGATGTAGGTTGGCTCCTTGTAAATGGTTTTGAAATAAATGGTCCAATTGTAGATACTATGATTGCTGCTGCTTTAATTAATGAAAACAGATACAGTTTTAGTTTAAACGCTTGTGCTAAAGATTACTTAGGCGAAATAAAAAATGAAACATTTTTAAATGAAAAAGCCAAAGAGTGGGGAATTGATGCAAAGGCAGATCTTTGGAAGTTACCTGCAGGTTATGTAGGATTTTATGCTGAACAAGATGCAGGACTAACTTTACGTTTGTGGGAAAGACTTAAATCAGAAATAAGTAAACAAAGTTTAAACGATGTCTGGGAAATGGAGATGGAGCTGCTGCCTATATTAATTGAAACCAGAAGAAGGGGTATAAGAGTTGATGAAGAAAAAGCAGTTAAATTAAAAAAAGAATTTAAACAAAAAGAATTTCAAGTATTAAAAAAAATAAAAGAAGAAACTACTATTAAACCTGACATATGGGCAGCGAGATCTGTTGCTCAAGTGTTTGACAGGATAGGAGTTGAATATCCACGGACACCGAAAACTGGAGAACCAAGCTTCACGCAAAACTGGTTAGTAAATTGTAATAACCCGATAGCGCAACTAATAAGAGAAGCAAGAGAAATAAATAAATTCCATTCAACATTCATAGACTCCATTCAAAGATATGTTCATAAAGGTAAAATACATTCTGAAATAAATCAACTAAGATCTGATCAAGGTGGAACTGTATCAGGGAGATTATCTTATTCAAATCCTAATCTTCAACAAATTCCTGCACGTAATAAAGAATATGGAAATAAGATAAGAAGTTTATTTTTACCTGAAGAGGGTAAACAGTGGGGTAGTTTTGATTATAGCCAACAAGAGCCACGACTGGTTGCCCACTATGCTGCTAGTGTTAACGAAGATTTTGTAGGAGCTGATGATTTTATTGAGGCTTATAAAAATGAGTCTGCAGACTTTCATCAAATAGTTGCAGATATGGCAGGAATAAGCAGAACGCAGGCAAAAACGATCAATTTGGGTCTTTTTTATGGTATGGGAAAGGCCAAATTAGGTAAAGAATTAGGTATTTCTAAGGATAATGCAGAGAATTTGTTAAATAAGTACCACTCTAGGGTACCTTTTGTTAAAAAATTAGCTGAAGCAGTAACTAATAGTGCTTCAAAATATGGCTTTATTCGAACAATAAGGGGTCGTAAATGCCGATTTGATATGTGGGAGCCTGCTACCTTCGGAATGAACAAAGCAATGCAGTATGAGGAGGCTAAGGCCATTTATGGAAATAACATTAGAAGAGCTTTTACTTACAAAGCCTTAAATAGGCTTATTCAAGGATCAGCTGCAGATCAAACAAAACAAGCTATGATAAATTGTTACAAACAAGGTTTTAAACCTTTACTACAGATTCACGATGAGTTATGCTTTTCTATTAACTCTGAAGAAGATATTAAAGGAGTAAAGGAGGTAATGGAGAATGCTATCGAAAACCTCAAAGTCCCATTCAAAGTCGATGTTGCATTGGGAAGAAGCTGGGGTGAAGCAAAAGAATAACTGCCCAAGATGTAATGGTTCAGGTAAAATAAAAACCTGGTATGACTGTTCAGAAACTCATAAAGTTATTTCTGTTTGTCCTCAGTGTAAATCTCAGGATCTTGATCTTCAAACTCTTCAAGTGTCTGGTCTTTAAGTTTAGGATCATAATTATAATATTTTAATTTAAGACCTTTTTCTTTTAACTCTTTTAACCGTTGTGGGTTCCAATAGTACATTTGCTCTCCTTTTATTTTTTTTACTATTATACCATGGACAATTTTTGTGTTTTTTATTTTATTGAATAGTAATCGATCACCTGTAGCAGGGGTTCAATTCTAGATGCGACACTGAATGCATTTAGAGAAAATTAATATTCATAATAATTTATATTCAAAACTACTCTTCTCAAACGATCGGTGCAAGAGCTGCTTGAATGTTTAATGTTTGAATCAAAAGACACTAATCTATTTTCAATACAATCTACAGGATCAAAATTTTCAAAATATGTTTTGCCATTAGTAGTATTAAAATACATAATTGCTGTTTTATTGTTTTTATAATCTATATGATAGCCATGAAAAATAGATTTTGTTGTTTGTGTTGTTAAATTTAATTTAACTCTAATTAAAGATTTGCAATTTAATTTTTCAAAAACAGGCTGTAACAAAGAAAAGAAATCAGAATAGATCATCATATTATCAAAGAAACAGTGATCAAACTGAAATAAATTTTTATCTGCTTTAGAATTAATTGATGGTCTAAAATGCCAATTAATGTTTTCACTTAAAAAAATTTTTTGAATTTCTTTAAAATTTTCAATTGGTAAAAAGTTGTCTATTATTTTTAAAGACATAGAGGGCCTACAGAATAATTGAAAAAAATAAAAATGCTAGTTTTTTAACTAGCTATATCGTAAAGACCTTCTTTTGCGTCTTCAACACTTTGATCATTAATCTTTGTTCTAAGATTTTTGATCTTGATATCGATCCACTTCATATCAGGTGTTACTCTGCCCTGAGATAACGCCTGTGTTGCCCACTTGGACTCCAACTGAAGTTTCTCCGATATTAACTTTTGTAGTTGCATCTCGGTCAACCTCCTCGAAGGTTATGAAAAGAAAATTAGGATCGTGAAATCCAGCACCTTCTTTTTCGTTATAGTCTCCTGAGTCAACCTTCTTTACAAAATCCTCAAGAGCAGCTTTATCGTTCTTGGCCTCAAGCGTCTTATCAATATATATATTTTTATAATTTGCTTGGACGCGATATAGCTTCATGCATCATTATATAACAAAATGTGATATAAATGCAACTATGTGGAGGGGAGTTCTTTACACTCAAATTTAATAGCTATTTTTTCCTTATTTATCCTATCAATTCCTATATAATCATTGTTTTTAAGCAATTTAAAGGTTTGCCCAGAAACCGAATATCCTGCAACAGCACAGTCAAAATGAGAATTATACGTATATCCTGTATATTGACTTTCGAAACAATCTCCAGAAAGCAAACTGCAAATATGTAAAACTAATATGTATTTCATCCTATATTTACCTATAATATCCCAACTTATTATTTACTTGCATATCCCATTAAAATGATTATATGTCAAATATGTTTTTTAAATTAATTAACAAAGAGGTTATCATGAAAAACAATCAAGAAAAAGCTGTTATGACAGCAGCTGAAAAGCTTGGCGAAGCGTTGGTTTTAAAGCCTGAATGGGAAGTAAAACCAAAGAGCGTAGTCATGACTCATGTCTTTTCAGTTGAGTTTAATGAGTCAACAAAAGAAATACAGTTAAGTGTAAACGGTGATGTTTACCAAACTGTAAAATCTAAGGACATCTTAAGTGGAAAAATTAAATTTCACGAAGGGTTAAATGCAATCATATCAAAATTTAGTTTATGGAGGTTGGATGAGCCAAAATCCAATAATTAAAACTAGATCTGATTCACCTGTGTTTAACAGTTGGATCAGTAGGGTTGATCAAATCCTTAGTCAAATACCTATTGTATCTGCAAATTTTCATATGCCATTGGAGTATGGTGACGATGAATTCCAAGAAGCGATGAATAAGTTGCAACAATGTGCAATGTACTTTGAAAATATGCCAATCTATCCAATTAATGAATCGATTGCATCTAAATTAATCTATGACCAATTACAGGCAGCCAATGACAAACCTGATTATTAAAACAATTTTTTGTTTAATTTTATTTTTGTTACCAGCAAAAGCGATTTTGTTAATTTTTGCTGCACTTGGTTATACAATTTTGTTCTAACATAGGAGGAAAAGATATGAACAAATTAATAAATAATAAATACTTTGAGACCACTGATTACTCTAAGTTTAAAAAAGCTAGAGGTAACAGACCGGTTGACGATACACACGTAAGACAATTGAAGGCTTTGATTGCAGAGAAAGATCTTAAAGATCCTATCCGTGTAAATAAAAATATGGAAGTGATTGATGGACAACACACACTACAAGCTAGAAAAGAACTAGAATTAGTTGTGCCTTACATCATCATAGATTCTAATGACCCACTTGATGTTGCAAGACTCAATACAGGTAGAAAGAATTGGTCCATGGAAGCATACTTAAACCATCACTGTTCAAGAAACAGATTTGATTACAAAGTTTGTAAACAAAAAATGGATCAGTATGGAATAAATGTTGCAGAAGCAATTATATTACTTCTTAAACAATGTTCTTTATGGAACAGAATATCAACTGATTTTAAAACAGGACAGTTTAAAATCCCTGCAGGTGGTATTGCTAACTGTGATAGAATAGGCGCAGCTCTAAACCAACTTAAAAAATATTTTTTAGGTATGGACGATACTAAGAGAAGACTTAAGAGAGCTATGGTTATGGCTTATATCATAGCCGATAGATGCCCTGACTTTGATTTACGTAGGTTCAGAGATGCCTGTAAAACTAGATCTTCATGGTTTTTGTCAGGAACTAGTACAAAAGACTACATAACTATCATTGAAAAAATCTACAATAGTGGTCGAAGTAAAAAGAAAATAAAACTTCTTGATTTCTTCGAATCAAAAGAATATCAAGAACACTAGGAGAGGTAAAATGAACATCAATAAATGGAAGTCATGTGCAGTTGATATCAACACTTATTGTATTATTAGAGCAATGGGAGAGTCAGGTTTTAGAAGACCTGGCTCTATGATTGCCAAAATAGTTGATGATGAGGTCAAAAAAATAGCTAAAAAAGAAGGAAAAAGCTATCAATCAATGAAAGAGAATTTACTCTTGCAGGGCAAGAAGCTGCTGAACGGTAAATAGATTCGCAGGTTGGATGGTTAACCTTTAACCTGGAATTGAGAAGGGCCTGGGAGACTAGGCCCTTTTTTTATGTTGCATTTATGTCACAAATTTTATAATAACAATTTATATGTATTCCTAAGCCTAGAATGAAAAGGTGAGGCTTCAAAACACCTTATGAATCCAGAACAACGAAAACTAATTTAACTTTAATTTAATAAGGAGATTATTGTGGAGATTAGTAGGACTGCTAAAAAAAGCGGTGAAGAAGCATTAGATCAGGCATTGGATAAATTAGTTATGATTTGTCCAAATAAAAAAACCTATGATGAGTTAACAAGTTTGATGTTTCAGTTGTATTGTGGAAATAACTATGGTTTAGGAAATTTTAGTTTATCTTTTCTCGACAAAATCGAGTCTAGATGGCAATCAGGTAGAAAAAAGATAGCTCAGGCTAGAGGTTTGAAATTGGTTGTCAAAGATGCGTAACCACGGTGTAATCCATAATCCATATCTTTTCCCACATCGTGGTTATGCTAATGACAAGAGTTCCTAAGGGCTACATCAGTAAAACTATTTATTTTGTAGAAGCTTTATCAGGCGAAGAAAGAACTAAATATATTGAAGAAATTTTAGACGATTACCATTTTACAAAATCACAAAATTACCCAAAACCAACTGTTAAGAAGTTTTATGAGTTATTCACCAAGCTTGTTAAAAAATTTGGGCATTAAATTGGCCATGGAATTTGTTAGAGAAAAAAAATCTCCTGAAATTAGATTGTTTCAAGCGATACTTTTACAGGCCTTTGAGGATTCAATGTCCGTTAGTGGTTTTAAAAGAGATAGCTATTGGAAAGAAGATAGTCATAAATGGTTTTTAGAGAATAGTGAGGATTTTCAAAATGTCTGTTGGCAAGCTGAGATGGATCCTCAAATGATTAGAGAAGAATATTTAAAACTTATTAAAAAAGGAATTGTAAAATTTTCGAAACTACAGAAGTCTTGGTTGAATTATAGAGAATATTATAAAGCTTATCGTAATGCTAAAACTAAGGAAGAAAGAGCTGAAGTGAAGAAAAAAATTTATTCAGATAAAGTTAGAATTAGATAAGTAGTCATGGTGGCCTAATAAATTTTGGAGCTCCTGGGGAAACTTTCAAAGAGAGCGAAACAAACCCCAGGAAACTAATGAAATATTGATCTTTTTTAAGGATCATAGGATAAGTATATCAGAATACCGGCTACCGGACAACTAAGAAAAAATCCTCTATATAGATATCTCAGACTAACGAACAATAAAAAGTACCCCAGGGGGTAATAGTGGTGTATCTGGTGTATCTAAAGAATTATTATTCAATAATACCAACACTTTTAGACGATTTTAGTGGTGTATCTATGGTGTATCTATGGTGTATCTGGGATACACCAGTCTTGCGGGAACTTTATCAAAACTTTTTTAGGGAGTTACTTTGTGATGAAATAATCTATATAATAGAAATATGCGAGGAATAATTTTCAAAACTGTAAAAGAAGGATTTAGAAGGCTTCATAAAAAACATAAAGCTGAAATTAGAAGGTCCAAACAAACAGGTGTGCCAGTAATTCCTATGAATTTAAAAAAGGCAGATTTTAAAAAGAAAATAAAAGGCACTAAATTTACTGGAGCTGCTGAATTTAAAGCTCAACCAGGTTTAAAAAGAAGAATAACAGCTGGTATTGAAAGGGCTAAAAAAGAAAAGAAAAAATTTAGAACTCCTATTTTGTATGGTAAAGCCTATGCATCAGATAAAAAAGGTAAAACTATGCAAATTCAACCATTAACTTTTGCTCAAAGAAAACAAATGAAAAAAGAAATGGCAGAATCTGCAAAAAGAAATTATCAACGTATTTTAATGCGTAATAAAAAGAAAGGTGGTTTATCCACTATAAAAATGGTTAAAAGTAAATTAGAAAAAGCATCTAAAGCACACGCAGGTCAAGCTAAAGCATTAGGTAAAGTTATTGATACAAAAAAATTATTACTGGGTGGTTTACTTACAGCAGGTATTAAAGGTGCAGCTAAAAAAATTTTTAAAAGTGGTACAAGGAAAACACAGGAAATTGTTAAAAAGAGTAATGTTAAAAGAGCTGATGCTAAAGCAGATGTTAAATCTGCTCTAAGAGATGAAATAAAAGGTAATTACAAAAGTTTAGATAAAAAATTTAAAGCAGATAAATCAAACTTTTTAATTAAAAGAAAAAGATTGATGACAATAAAAGATTTAAACTTATTAAAATAATGGGTGGGCTAACTAAAAAAGAGTTAAGAACCGAAAAAGATCTTACGCCAAAACAAAAAATGTTTGTGGAGATTATGGTGCAAGACCATGGTCAAGTGACTCAAGCAGAAGCATTGAAGCGTGCAGGATATGTTTGTAAGGATATCAACACTGCTAGATCTACGGCTTCACAATTATTAAACAGAAGAAAAAATCCTCACATTGCAAAATACTACGATAAAAGATTTGAACAAGAAATCAAAAAATACGAGAGTGACAATCTCAGACGTTTTAAAAGATTTGAAAGACTAGCTGATAAAGCTGAAAAGAAAGATCAATATGCAGCTGCTATAAATGCAGAATATAGATCTGGGCAATTAGCAGGTGCTTTCATTGATAGAAAAGAAGTTAGAGTAACTGGTCTGGAGGGTATGTCACGTGAGGAGCTTGAAAACAAACTCAAGGAACTCTCAGAGAAAATCGATGGTTATAATGCCAAAACCATTGACTCTGAAGAAGCGACTGTATCTGAAGAGAGCTAGTTGGTCTGTTTGGATCAAGGAGTTTAATAAGATACACAATCCTGCGATGTTTACTTCAGTGGGTTGTGTTGAGGTGAATGTAAATGAGAAAAAAAATAGCAATACCAAAAAAAGTTAAAAACCAAATCGATAAGTTTCCTATGGTTGCTGTCGAATGGTACGATATTGTATCTAATTCAAGTTGGATTTCATTTGATGAATTAAAAAAATCTAATTTAGCTACATGCATTACCAAAGGCCATCTTTTATCTCAATCTAAGGGAGTAACCAGATTGTTTGGTGATTACTCATTTGCAGAAAATGGTAAAGATATTGATAGTATTGGAAACACCACAATAATACCTAATTCAGTAATTAAGGAAATTAAAAAGTTAAGTTAATTAATGACAGTAAAAGCACAAGAATCTAGGCTCTGGCAAAAGATTAAAAATAACTTAACTAATTGTTATTTAACACGCATAGAATCTAGTACAATTAATGGTATTCCAGATGTTCATGCTGTTAATGAGGATCATGTTTTTTGGATAGAACTTAAATCTGATGAAGCTAATTATCCTAAATTAAACAAGTGGCAAATTGTGTGGATTAATAAATATGTTAAGGCAGGTGGTAAGATAATTATCTGCAAAGAGACCCTCTCGAAGAGGTCTCTTAAACTGTACAGACCGGTGTCCAGTTTCACTGATCCTCGCTCCCTCGTTCCATTTGCCTCGTTCTCGATCCCGTACGACTGGCCCACGGTCCAGCGTCTCCTGCTGGAGTCCCTTCGGGAAGCAGCGTAGTCTCGTTGTCGTTTCCTGCCCCTCGTTTCATTTTACTCTTTGTTAGTTAACGGGGGGCTGGTAACGCCAGCATCCTCTGGGATCTCGTCTCGTTGGACTTGACAATTATCCCATGATATCTTATATTTAAGCTGGGGGCTCCTTCAGGGAAACACAGACAACCTGCTGGAGTTCCTCGTTCTCGTTCTAGTTTAACAAAGTAAAACGGCCACCTGAAGCATGGCGTAGCCCACGCTGCTCCACGCTGTGGGGTCTCCGTATGATAAATTACTTACGGTAGTAAAAATAATTTAAAAAAGTTCTTGACAATTCTCCCATCAAATCTTATGTAAGGTCTGGTCTTGTGAAAGAAAGACTGGGCCCTGGTGTTATTGGAACGTGGAAGAGTAGCTATCCAAATAGGCAAGCTTAGAGCGTTACCAGGGCCCTTAAATAACAAAGGAGGAAAAGATGCAGCTCAAAAAACTAATTAAAAAAATCAACAAGGAGAACGCACCACCGGATGGCTGGTCCCTCAAAGACCGCGTGCAGGACAAACCTGAACCTGGTAAAGTATACGCTTTAACCGGTGGCCCCGGATCTCGCTGCATTGCGAATGGTAACTCTTGGAGGGACTCTGAGGTCTCGCCTGAACAGCAGAAGCACGCTAAGCTGTGACTTTAGCTCTCGTATGGCTGGTGATGCTGATACTGTTCCCTACCTTTACTATGGTGGGCACCAGCCTGCTCATACTCTCGCTCGTTGGGATCTTCAGTTAGATGTGCCGTTCTCGTCCTATAAGGATAGCTCTCCAGGCGTAGAAGCTTAAAGTTCCTCTCCGTGCGCACGAAAGATGATAATTATTTATGTAAAAAATCTTCGGTGCTAGTTTAGAACGATTCTAAAAAATAGTTGTTGCATTAGGTAATGGGATTTGATAAGACAACGAATCAAAACTAACAAAGGAGTTAAAAATGGGTCTAGATATGTATGCCTTCCGACATAAGGGCGAAAGGATAGACAGAAAAACTAACCGACAAGAGTTAGAAGGAACTGAAAGAGAGCCAATACTATTTGCAGATTGGCGAAAGCACAACAGGTTGCAGGGGTTTATGCAGGAAAAATATGATGAGCAAAATCCTGAAAGCCTAACAAAGGAATGGAATGATTTTAACTGTGTGCCTCTCTATCTTTCTCGTAAAGATTTGGACGAACTAGAAGAATGTATAAGGTCTCGAACCTTGCCAGAGACAGCAGGTTTCTTCTTCGGTCAAGACAGTTATACGTGGGAAGGTGAGCAGGACGACATGAAGGCAACGGATTTAAAATTCGTAGCTGACGCAAAAAAATATCTTAACGAAGGGTATGAGGTTTTTTATGAATGTTGGTGGTAAGAAGAATAAAGACGAGGCGACTAATGTCGCCTCGCTAAAAGAAAAACGAAATCAAAAGGCAAAGGAAAGACAGGACAGCGTCATCAAAGAGATGCAGGGTTTCGTTAAATTTTTAGAAAGACATCTTGAATTAAGAGAAGCACAAGTAGAGGTTGAACCCAATGTTATTAATATTAGCGATAAGATTGATAAAAAAAAGTTAAATTAACTGTTGCAATAATAATGGGATCTGATAAGACAGTGGGGTATTCATAAGAATACATAACTTAACAAAGAGGTAAAAATGCCAAATGCAATAAAAAAGCTAAAGCAGGAAGAAAAAAAAGTTGTTCTTGCTTATGCTCAATTAAAGCTAAAAGCAAATAGGCTCAATAAAGAGTTAGACACAATGAAACAAAATGTTGTGGATTGCTTTGATAGAACAAATCAAAACTTAATTATTGTACAAGATGACAATGGTAATAGTTTTGGATTACAAAAAATAAATCGTAAAAGAAAGAAATTTGAAACTGCAAATTTCAAAATTGCTCATAATGATTTATATAATAAGTTCACTACTGATATTGTATATAGTGAATACAAAGCAATAGGGGATAACAATGCCCAATAATGATTTAATCAATATTGCTAAAGTACTAGCAGAAAGAGTGGGCGAGAAATCGCCTACTCAACTCGCAGATATGGTCATTGACAATGGTACAAAGAAACAACTCAACTATGAGATTATGTTTCAATTGTTAATGGGCGAGTGTGAGAAACATATCCTTGAAAATGTGGGAAATCCATGTGTAGATGAGTTTAAAGAAAATGTACTAAAGAAATTTAGCACACTTATACAGGCATTACACACTAGTTAATAACTAATAACAAAACCAATGGCGCTATTGCGCCATTGGTGTATCTACAAGGCTCATTAGCCAAAACAATCTTAAAATCTTAAAATCTTGACTGGTTCCACGTTGTGCCAGCTGGCACAACGCTAGTTGCACCTTTACAAAGCAAGATATACAAATATACTAGGGTCCCAAACGGTATGAATATAGAGCATCTTACAGAAGAAGAATTAA